GACTGGGATCGTCCTGATGAGTTTGGGTTCTATGATCACCGAGTGCTTAATTGGATGGAGATCCAGGGTGATGACTGGGAGGACCAGTACTTCCAGATTGTTAATTTCTTGTCTAACTACAACGTTTTTATGGTTGGAATTGACGCCAACGGTGTAGGAGATGCTGTAGCACAGCGCTTAAAACTGCTGTTACCACGGGCTGAAGTAGTGTCTTTAAACAGTAGTCCTACAGAGCAGTCAAAACGCTGGAAGCACCTTAAAGCCCTTATTGACCGCCGTATGATTGGTTTTCCTGCACACGCTAAAACCCGCCGACTACGTACCTGGAAACGTTTTTATCAGCAAATGACTGATCTAGAAACCAAGTTCAAAGGCCCTAACTTTATGGCTGCGGCTCCTGATGAAGCCCACGCCCATGACGACTACGCAGACTCTTTAGCTATTGCTTGTGTTCTAACTTTGGATATGACCATGCCTGAAGCCGAAGTTTCGAGTAACCCATTTTACTCAAGGTAATTCGAGTTTAGTCTGACATTTGGTCTAATACAAGGCACAATTTAAATGAGGAACCTCAACCCTTAATTAAGGAGAATCTCCCTATGTCAGAGATCATTGCCCCTGCACCTCAGTTCCCTGAGAAAACAGGAACAATTTACGACCGCTCATTCAGTCCTGCCCTGCCAGGACAGCGTGGCCCACTTCGTTTTGAAGAAGGTATCGCAACTGATACGGACGTCCCTATGGAATTTACCAAGGGCGCTATGCAAGGCTACATGCCAGCACCAGGCCGTATCAACCATAACGCCAATGTATTCGAAAAGTTCCCAGAAGAGACAATGCGCGAACGCGCTCACGTCGGTTCTGCAGCTTGGGTAGAAGCACCAACAGTACTTGTTGACTTTGCTTCTGAAGCATTTGCTGATCATGGCGATAACCACTTCGAAGAAGTATTCCGTGATGGTGGTCATCAATACCGTCTGAACCCAGCCGTCGTTCAGGACTAGGTTCGCTACCTAAAGGCACCCCCTCCATATCCTTACGGTGGAGGGGGGCTTAAGGATTTCTTATGGCTCTTATTCAAGGTAAAGCGGTCCAAGAAGGACCAAAGCAGTACGCTGCTAATCCGCGCCTGTGGAATATGTATGTCGCACAAGCTAAAGCACGTTTTCGTGTTTACCCTTCGCCTGCTGCCGCCCACTGGGTCCACGGCCACTACGCTCAAGTAGGTGGGAAGTTTGTTGATCACGAAAAAGACATTGACCCACGTTTCCGTGATTACGTACAAGAGTCTATTGACAAGCGTATTGCTGCCCAAAAAGCTAAGGTTACTAAACCAGTTGGTATAGGCCTTATTCGTGGCGAACGTTTTCGCGGATAGTATTATTTTTATGGTATCATTAATATGTTTACCAGAGAGGAAGCTAAGTGAGCATTGATTTCTCACCACCCAGTTATAGGGCGGCTTCCTCCGACCTTACAATCTCAATTTCCCCTCTGGGTCTTGTAGAACTTGCTGATGAAGAGTTTGAGGTCCACGGTCCTCGTCTAAACCGTTACTCCCTTAACTGGGCTATGTACCTAGGTCACCACACATCTTACCGCCGCCAGGCTGGTGAACCATCTGTAGTTATGAATTACTACCGTGCTATCACGGACTACATCATCAATTTCTCGTTTAGCCGTGGTGTGCACTTCAGAAGCCCTAAGCAGACTGAAGGTATCGTACCTGATCTACTAGAGCGTGTCTGGGAAGTAGATAATGATAAAGGCACAGTTCTTTGGGAAATGGGCCAGCAGGGTGGCGTATCTGGTGACTGCTTTGTTAAAGTAGCATACGAAGAAGCGTACACAGATTCCGTGGGCCGTTTCCATCCAGGTAAGTGCCGCATCCTTCCGCTAAACGCTTCTTTTTGTTTTCCTGAGTTCCACCCGCACGACCGCGAACGTCTTATTCGGTTTAAGCTGAAATACCGCTTCTGGGGCACATCATTAGAAGGCACTCGTCAGGTCTTTACATACACGGAGATCTTGACCGATGACATTATCGAAGAATATATTAACGATGAACTTATTGATTCGCGCCCAAATCCGCTTGGTGTTATTCCAGTTGTACACATTCCTAACGTTCGTATCTCTGGCTCTCCTTGGGGCTTATCTGACTGTTACGATATTATTCCAATTAACCGTATTTATAACGAGGTCTCTACTGACGTCGCAGATATTGTTAACTATCATGCTGCCCCTGTTACTGTTATTACTGGCGCTAAAGCTAGTCAGTTAGAAAAGGGTGCCAATAAGGTATGGGGCGGTCTGCCTAAAGATGCTCGTGTACAGAACCTTGAAGGCGGATCGCAAGGCTTAAAGGGAGCTATGGACTTCCTAGCAATGCTAAAGAAGACCATGCATGAAATGACTGGTGTTCCTGAGACTGCTCTTGGTATGTCGCAACCTATCTCTAATACTTCAGGTGTTGCTCTTTCCATCCAGTTCCAGCCATTGATGAACAAGTGGCATCAGAAAACTACTCAGTATGGTCGCGGTATTCAGCGGATCAACGAGCTAATCTTACTTAACTTAACACTTAAAGAGCCTGAGACTCTTATGTGGAACCCTACAGTTGATGGTCAACTACAGCAGGGTGAAGCTCAAATGCTTGACCCTAATGACCCTTTGACTTACCAGAACTACGTACATTTCCTTCCACCATTGCCTTTGGATAAGTTGATTGTTCTTAACGAGATCCAGACCAAGCTATCTTTGGGCTTGGAATCAAAAGCTGGTGCTTTACGCGCTCTTGGTGAAGAGTTCCCATACGAGAAGCTTGAAGAGATCCGCGTGGAATTGATGACAGACGCTAAGGCTGATGGCGCTGTTAAATTGGTACAGACTCAGATTGAGAATACCATCGCACAACTTACAGGAATGCTTTCTGGTGGCCTTGGTGGTCAACCAGTACCTATGGGCCCAGGTCAACCAGGCGGTCCACCTCCAGGAGCGGAAGGACAGGCACCTATGGGGCCTCCTCCAATTATTGATCAGGCGCTCCTTGCTACAGAGCAGGCGGAGCAACAGCTACGCATTGACCTGGTCACACGAGCTTATGGCACCACCCTTCCAAACCGAAGGGTTCCGTCAGAAGAAACGTATGACTAAACAGTTGAGTTTTACTATGACAAGACTGGTTATTTATACAAAAATTAATATAGAAACAATTGTTCGGTCATTTGTGCTACTACTTCGGAAAACGACCCAGAGAAAATTAAGGATACAAGTATGTCTGATACTGTAAATGCAAGTGCTGACGCTTTCGCAGCTGAAGCAGGAAATATTCCAGCGGTAGTAACGACGGGCGTTGACGCACCGACTACTACTTCGGTTAATCCATCTCTTAATGGAAATAAATTCTACACCGAGGATGACTTGGCTAGAGTTAGATCTCAAGAGAAAGATAAGTTATACCCTCAAATTAGCAGCCTCAAAGAAGAACTTGACGCTATTAAAAAGGACCGCGATGAAGAAGTAGCTCTTAGAGCTGCTGAAAAAGAGGCCCTTGAAGCTCAGTACGCTGAGGAAGCTAAGCGCAAGCAAGAGGAAGAACTTGAAGTCCGTGACCTTTTAAAGGTCAAAGAGACTGAATGGCAGGAGCAGTTGGAGCGTGAGCGCCAAGAGCGTGAACGTGCCTTTGCTTTGTTGGAACGCGAAAAAGCGTTTGCAGAGACACAGAGTTACCGTAATCAACGTGTACAAGAAGAACAGGCAAACATCATTCCTGAACTTGTAGACCTTATTACAGGCAACTCACCAGAAGAAATTGAACAGAGTATCGCAGGACTTAAGGAACGTTCTTCCCGTATCCTAGATAATGTGCAGCAAGCTACGCAAGCTGCACGAAGGGATATGGCAGGAACGAGAGTCACAACTCCTCCGAATGCTGGACCTTTGGACATCGAGACGGGCAACAGACAGTTTACGGCTGAAGAAATTGCAGCCATGCCGCTGAATGATTACGCTAAGTATCGATCCCAGCTTTTGAGTCCTCGGGCTCAAGGTGGTTCAAAGGGCCTGTTCAATTAACCCTATAAGTTAAATTACACTCTAAGAAGGAGTCATCAGTGGCTAGCTCAATCACAGGTACTGGCAATCTTGCCGCGTCACCTACCGCCTACTCAGGCACCAACAGCCAGCTAACTCAGGCGATTCAGCAGATTTGGTCCAAGGAAATCTTGTTCCAGGCTATGCCGATTCTTCGCTTTGAGCAGTTTGCTGTAAAGAAAACTGAACTTGGTGTTGCACCAGGTCTTCAGATCAACTTCATGCGTTACAACAACCTAGGCTTTGCACAGCCTTTGGTTGAAGGTGTGCGTATGAGCACAAATGCTTTGACTGCACAGCAGTTCAGCATCACCGTTTCGGAACACGGCTACGCGCTTGCTGTTTCGGAACTATTGCTTAATGCTTCTTTTGATGACGTTATGGCTTCTGCCTCACGTCTTCTAGGTCGCAACATGGCAATTTACCTAGACCAGATTTCACGCGACACCCTTTACGGTGCCACTTCTGTAATCTACGGTTACGACCGTTCAGGTCTATCAGCAGTTAACAACTGGTACGACAAGGGTACAAAGGGTGCGTCACGTGTCGGCATGACAGGTAACTACTCTTTGACAACCGCAACCGTTAAGGATGCAGTTGAGACCTTGGCTACCAAGAACATCCCAAGACTAGGCGAAACCTACGTTGCGTTTGTTCACCCTCACCAGTCACGTGCTCTACGCGACAACCCAGAGTTCATCGAAGTTTCGAAGTACGCCGCTCCTGGTAACTTCATGCTTGGTGAAATCGGTCGTTTGTACGATACCGTGTTCATTGAAACCACCCAGATCCTTAAGGTTCCAGGCGGTGCTGGTACAGGTTACACTTCTGATAGCGCAGTTGCAACTCCAGTAGTTGCTTCTGGTGGTGGCTACACAACACCAACTACCTTCACTGGTACTGGTAATGCTGACCGCTACTCAGCGATCTTCATCGGCGACAACGCTTTCGGTCACGCTATCTCTCTTCCTGTAGAGTTGCGCGATGGTGGTATCCTAGACTTTGGTCGTGAGCATGCTTTGGCATGGTACTCGATCTTCGGTCTTGGTCTAATCACCGACCAGGCAATCGTGGTTGCAGAAACCAACTAATCAAGACCCCCCGAGAGGGGCCTTCGGGCCCCTCTCACCTTTTTAAACAGACACTAACATTGGAGAATACTCATGGCAACATCAAAAGCAAAGCCTACTGACACCACAGGTCGTCAGCGCGAAGCTCTTCAGCAGGAATTTGCAGAAGAGCAGGCAGAAGCGGCGCAGACTATGTCTATGGCAACTGCTGAAAAGCGGATCGCTTTAGAGACTGAAGTTATTGACGCTACTGTCCCTAACAAAGCTACGGTTATCGTAGATGAACCTACCATCGTTACAGACGAAGGCAAGGTTATTACCATTAGAGTCGTTGAAGACATTGAAAACATGACTTTCGGCGCAGGTAACTATTACTCTTTTAAAGCTGGTCAGAAGTACCAGGTTACTCAAGATCTGGCTCGCCATCTTGAAGAAAAGGGTTACCTAGCTGGAGTTATCTAAGCAGGTGTTGGAGGCAGCGGGCTACTGGCCCGCTGTTTCTGTTTTAGGCTGATTTTTTTCCTCAAATGAGGCATTATTTATAGAGCGCCCTTAAGGAGTACCTGTGGCTTTACTTGATGATCTTTTATCCAGAGTCCGTCTGGAAATAGGTGACAATCCTGCTACGTTCACAACTACCTTAACTGGAGACGGAGTAACTAGCTCGTTCTACATGAACTACAAACCTGTAGACGCTACATATTTGGTAGTTAAGATCAATGGAACTACTAAGACCAACCCTACAGATTTTACTGTAGAAGAAAATATTGGCGTAATTAACTTTAAGACAGTTCCTGCTTTAAATTCTACTATCGTTATTACTGGCACCCATTATCGATATTTTACGACCAGTGAGTTAACTAAATTTGTAAACACAGCTGTTTTACAACATACAGATAATAAAACTGACTCTTATGGCAGAGAGCTTACCATGGCTATCCTGCCAACCATCGAAGAGTACCCAGTAGCTCTCCTAGCCTCTATAGAGGCTTTGTGGGCGCTTGCTACGGACGCTGCCTTCGACATTA